CTTTACTAGATGAAATGATACAATCAAAGCTCGAAGAAGCCCAAGAAAGTGGTGTGTATTCCAGCAAAGACTTGGCTGACCTATTGCAAATGGCACACAAAATGAGAATGGATGAAATCAAAGCTCAAGCAGAGCTTGAGAAAGTATCCTCTTCTAATATCAAAAATCAAACAAACGTTCAGATTAACGAGGGAGTGCCTTTTGGTCAAGGAAATTACGGCAAGTTAATGGACAAATTACTAAATGGGGCACATTGATTATAATGATATTCACAGTCGTTTAACAGCACACGAAGCAACTTGCGAAGAACGATGGAAGACTAATTTTCACAGACTTGAGGATCTCGAGGCAAAGCTAGACAGGTTACAGTTCATGTTGTTGGGAGCAACAGGTACGGTAATTGTCTTTTTAGCAGGCATAATACTCACTCTACTAGATAAGTAGAAATACGTTCCCCGAGAACGCAAGAGATTAGATGTGGAGCCGATAACCGTTGCTGTGACGGCATTTAGTGCTGTGAAAGCAGGAATTAAAGCCGGTCGTGAATTACAAGACATGGCGGGAGACTTAGGAAAATTATGGGGTGGACTAGATACCGCCCGAGCTTCTCACAACCAGAAACGAACTAAAGCAATGCGAAATGAGTTTGTATCTGTTGAGGAAGAAGCTTTAAAAACCTTTGCAGCCAAGCGTAAAGCAGATGAAATTGAAAAAGAATTACACGAATTTATCGTCTATACATTAGGCGGAGAAGCGTGGAACGAATTGATTGCCCTACGGGGTAAAATCAGGAAGGAGCGACAGGAAGCGGCTCGAGAAGCTGCTAAACGACTGCGCAGGAACCAAGAAATAGCTGCTGTAGTACTCACAGGTTTAATTGGAATAGGTCTTCTATGGAGCGCAGTATATTTTCTGGTTATAAAATAGGAGCTACAATGCCAAAAGGGGTAGGGTACGGAAAGAAGCGCAAGAAGAAGCGTGGAAAGAAGAAAAAGGATGCAAAACTATGAGTGATTACGATAGTAGATTCTCCGGAGACATGAGCCGTAATGAGGTCGAATTAGACCTTAATAAATTTATGGAGCTTCTCCAAGAAAAGTCTGCATTAAAGGATCGTATTCGAGAGTTAGAAGATGCCTCCAATACCAATCCTTGGCAAAAAGTCATTTTCATGGCACAAGCCGTAGACGCATGGAGAATATTCCCACGAGTATTTTTAAGTGTTTATATTTTCCTACTTTATTACAGTACAATGTGGTTCATGGAGTTACCAGAACCCAACCTTGAGCAATCAGGACTTATATCAGTAATTGTAGGTGCCGGTGCTGCTTGGTTTGGTTTATATGCCGGAACCAGTAAAGGAAAAACAGACCATTAAGAGGTAGAAAATGGCGATTGAAGTTAGTCGGAGGGATGTTACCTCCGAACAAATTTTAGAGTTACAATCTGAGACGAGGTTTCTCAAATTACCAGTAGATCCATATTTGGAACTGCTCGGCGTTGAGCCTCTTGCATCGCAAAAGGCTATCATAAACGCGATAAATAATCCGAAATACCGTTTTGTATGTGCGGCAGTTTCAAGGAGACAGGGTAAAACCTATATCGCAAATATAATTGGGCAACTAGTTTCCCTAGTGCCCAATTCTAACATACTAATAATGTCCCCCAACTATGCCTTGTCTCAGATTTCTTTTGATTTGCAAAGAAATCTAATCAAGCATTTCGATTTAGAGGTTGCAAAAGATAATGCAAAAGATAAGGTTATTGAACTTACAAATGGCTCAACAATACGTATGGGTTCTGTCAATCAAGTTGATAGTTGTGTTGGTAGGAGTTACGACCTTATCATCTTTGATGAGGCCGCTCTGGCTGATGGAAGAGACGCCTTCAATGTTGCCCTTCGCCCCACGCTCGATAAAGATAACTCAAAAGCCATCTTCATAAGTACACCTAGAGGGAAGAACAACTGGTTCTCCGAGTTTTTCTACAGAGGATTTCAAGATGAATTTTCAGAATGGGCGTCTATTAGAGCAACTTATAAAGATAATCCTCGCATGTCTGAAAATGATATTGCGGAAGCTAGAAAATCTATGTCCGACGCCGAATTTAGACAAGAGTACGAAGCTGACTTCAATACTTATGAAGGTCAGATCTGGAACTTTAATCACGAGGAATGTATAGCAAACTTTAGTGAGTTAGATACTTCTAAGATGGATGTGTTTGCAGGACTTGACGTAGGTTACAGAGATCCAACAGCATTTTGTGTGCTTGGATATGACTGGGACGAAGAAAAATATTATCTATTAGACGAATACTTAGACGCAGAAAAAACTACAGAGCAGCATGCGTTAGAGATACAAACAAAAATTGAGAAATGGAATATTGATTATATTTATATTGACTCAGCAGCACAGCAAACACGATTTGACTTTGCCCAAAACTACGACATTTCTACTATCAATGCTAAGAAGAGTGTTTTAGATGGAATAGCGCACGTAGCCGCAATCGTAGATAATGATAAATTACTAGTAGAGCAAACCTGTGCAGAATCTTTATCAGCCTTAGATCAATATCAATGGGATCCAAATCCTAATTTGGCTCGAGAGAAGCCCAAACATAATCGTGCTTCACACATGTCCGATGCATTGAGATACGCATTATACTCATTCGAAACTTCAGCAATAAGTTTTTAGGAGACCTCTGAAAAATAATGTTTGACATAGTACCTGAAACTAGATATAATTCTGTAATTGAAAATAGAAGTTTGAAGACCCGATGGCTGAATTGAAGCGAGATATAGTAAAATATATCCGAGATAGAGCGAAGAACAAGTACGAAAAGGGCTCGGAGTGCTATATTTGTGGAGCTGAAGTCAAACTCGATTTCCACCATTATTATAGCTTAGCTCCGCTTATTCATAATTGGATAAAAAAGACGGGGCACGATCCTAAGTATATTCTTGCAATTCGAGACGACTTTATAGAAGAACACTGGGCAGAGTTATACGAACATACTGTTACTTTATGCTACGGACACCACAGACAATTACACAAAGTATATGGCCGCAACCCCGCATTAACAACGGCAAAGAAACAAATGCGCTGGGTACAGATTCAAAGAGATAAACATGGCATGGTATGACAGATTCTTTAGAAGTGAAGAGACAGAGGAAAAGCTAAATCCTATTCAATCCTACCTTGGAGTAGGCACTCAAACTTCCAGAGAATTCACTGATAAGTATGAAACTTATTATGAAAATTTAGAAGTTGTTAACCGTGCTGTCAATATGGTTGTTGACGACGCTGCCGAAATACCCTCCGTAGTAGATAGAGTTTCCGTTCCTGGAGTTATAAAAGGAATAAAGCGGGCAAAAGTAGATACATTACTAAATAAAGAGCCCAATCCCTTCCAAGATATAAGCACTTTCAAAAGAAACCTAATTACAGACTATCTTCTAGATGGAAATATGTTTATCTACTATGATGGTGCGCACTTATATCATGTTCCAGCAGATACTGTAAGTATACATGGAGATGCTAGAACTTATGTAGATAAATATACTTATAATGAAATAGATTATAAGCCTACTGAGATAATACATGTAAAAGAAAACTCTTTCCATGATATTTATAGAGGAGTATCTCGACTAAAGCCTGCTGTTCGTACTATGCAAATTATGTCGTATATGCGTAACTTTCAGGACAACTTTTTTCAGAATGGAGCAGTACCTGGATTAGTACTCAAATCTCCAAATACATTATCTGAAAAAATAAAAGAAAGAATGATGCAATCTTGGCAAATGCGTTATAGACCAGATACTGGTGGTCGCAGACCTCTAATTTTAGATGGTGGTATAGAAATTGATAAAATTTCAGATATTAACTTCAAAGATTTAGATTTTCAATCTGCAATCCAGGAAAATGAAAAAATTATATTAAAAGCAATAGGCGTTCCACCTATTATGTTAGACTCAGGAAATAATGCCAATATAAGACCTAATATGAGGCTCTATTATTTAGAAACTGTATTACCTATAGTAAGGAAACTAAACTTTGCTCTAAGTAGGTTTTTTGGTTTCGAGATACGAGAAGATGTTACTAACATCCCGGCGCTTCAACCTGAGCTTAGAGATCAATCCCAATATTACTCTTCTCTAGTTAATGGAGGAATTATTTCTCCTAATGAGGCCAGAGAGAGTCTTGGGTTTGAAAGCATAACTGGGTATGATGATTTACGAATACCTGCAAATATTGCAGGAAGTGCGTCAAACCCTAATGAGGGCGGACGGCCAGTAGAAGAGGAAGAAGACTAATGGCAGCAACACACGCTAAAAGAGTAAAAATTGCAGGACAGCTTGGAATGTTCTTTTCAGAATTAGGAGAGATTCCTGATCGAAAAGATTATTCTAAGATGCCTAATCGACCTAAATTTTTAGATGCAAAAGAGGTTGATAAAGTTTTTGGGACTTGGACTAGGATGTTAACTATGCTAGAAAAAGAGCACCCCAAATTATGGGAACTTGCTAATAAAGTCCCCGAGAAAGAAAAGCCTACCATAGAATCAAAAATGGAAAAGGCAAAGACCGTTGTTAAAGCGGATGATGAGGGGGATGATGGAGAAGATATTTAATCTGACCTCTACTTTTAAGTCACATACTGATGAAGACGGTAGTGTCAAGATTCGAGGTATGGCTAGCACCACTGATTTTGATCGCGCGGGCGATTCTATTTCAGCAGATGCTTGGACTAAAGGTGGATTGAAAAATTTTGAAAAGAATCCCATAATTCTTTTTAACCATAACTATGATAGACCTATCGGAAGAGCTACTGGACTAAAAGCTACTGATGATGGACTAGAAATGGAGGCTAAGATAAGTAAAGCCGCCAAAGATGTTGTGGACTTAGTTAAAGACGGTGTCCTTGGAGCCTTTTCTGTTGGTTTCCGAGTCAAGGATGCTGATTATATAGAGGAAACCGACGGATTAAGAATAAAGGACGCTGAATTGTTCGAGGTATCAGTAGTATCTGTACCCTGTAACCAAACGGCTACTTTTTCACTGGCGAAGTCCTTCGACTCAATGTCCGAGTATGAAGATTTCAAGAAAACTTTCACTAATAGTGACGGGGCGCAAGTCCAAAAGGAGATACAAATGTCTGAAGAGACAAATCAACCCGTTGACTTGGAAGCTTTTGCTAAAAAGGTAGCTGAGGAAACTGCTGCTAAAATCGCAATGAAGCAAGCCGAGCAAAAAGCAGCCGAAGAGGCTGTACAAAAAGAAGTTGAGGAGAAAGCCGCTGCTGATGCAGAAGCCAAAACTCAGCAAGAAGAAGAAGTCAAGACTGCAATCAAAACTGGCGTAGAGTCAGGTGCAGAGCGCTTGATGAACGATATCCGTAAAGAATTCGAAGATGAGAAAGTGAATGCTGCGGAAGTTATGGAGAAGTATAAGAAAGACTTAGAAGAGAAGCAAGCTGAACTTGAAGCAATTCAAAACAGTAAGCGTGATTTCTCTGGACGTCAGAAGAGCGATCTTCAGGCACACGGTCGAGAGCTTCTCGAAGCAACTGTTCTTGGCAAGATTACTGGAAAAGGTATGGATACCGATTTCGGCAAAAATGTCATGCAAAAAGCTGGAGTGGATTATACATCTACTACCTCAGCAGGTATCGATGTAATCGTCTCAACTCAGTTTGAGAACGAAGTACGTCAGGAAATGAAGGTTGCACCTCTTTTCCGTGATATCCAAGTTGCTTCCGGTGCCACTGTACTACCATTGGCCCCAGACGCAGGAGCAGCAACGTTCAGCGCAGCTGGTGTAGGTGATTCATCTAACCAACTCTCTGACGCAGGTGATAACAACTATACTGTTAGCCAAGTAATCTTACAGGCTCACAGATTGATCGCTGGTACTTATATCTCAAATGATACCGACGAGCAAGTAGTTGTAACATTGTTACCTATTGTTACTTCCGCACTAGCACGTGCACACGCAGTTGCGCTTGATAAGGCTATCCTTATTGGTGCTTCTTCTGGCACAATCTCAAAAGGTCTATGTGGCGATAATGGCGCTGATGATGGCGGCGGTTATGGAGATGCACAAACTGGTTCAACTACCATTGATGCTTCTGGCTCCGCTGAAGTTACACCTGCCGGCCTTCTCGCAATGCGAAAAGACATGGGCAAGTATGGCATGGATCCTTCAAAGGTAGCGTTCATTGTTCCTAATGACGTTTACTACGAGCTAATTGATGCTTCTGGATTCACCGACGTGAGCGAAGTTGGAAACGACCTTGCTACTAAGCGTATCGGTGTAGTTGGTTCAGTCTTCGGGTCTCCCGTAGTCGCAACTAACCAGTTAGCTAACAACCTAGCTTCAAGTGGTACTCCTGCTACAACAGCAGCTATGGCTGTTAACGTAGACAACTATGTTATACCCCGATTGAAGGGCGTTAGCATTGAAACAGAGTACAGCGTGAAAGATCAGCAGAATGTGATCGTTGCAGCACAGTCTCTCGGCTTCGCCGAACTGTACGCAGCATCCGGTACTGATGTACCTTCTGTAAGATTACCTTACTCCTAATAGCGAGTAAGATTACTTCGGTAATCTTTAGAATCTGGGGGAGGAGATCCCTCCCCCAAGTTTTTACTAAATAATTTATGGCTGATTTAATAACTTTACAAGAATATAAGACCGCTGAGGGTATCACTCAACCAAAAGAGGATGCTCGGCTTAATGTTATCATTCCTTCAGTAAGTCAGTTGGTAAAAACTTATTGTGGTAATAGTATTGTCGACTATTATTCTTCGGCAAAAACAGAATATATTACTATTGATTGGACAACACATATTATCCAATTAACAGAGAGTCCTGTAAACACACTCACAAGTGTACAGGAACGAGATGACTACAGTAGCGCTTATGCCACCCTTACAACTGGTGACAATGAATATTACTTAGATACTGCTACAGATAGTCTTCTTCGCACCACTGCCAGTGGTTACACACCTTGGAAAACTGGAGTAGGAGCAGTTAAAGTTGTTTATACAGCCGGCTATAGCGCTGTGCCTTCTGATCTTAAGCTCGCAGTACTTGATCTTGTTACTTATTATCTAAAAGACGAGCATAAGCAAAGGCAATCTATAGCAGGTGCAACAATGCAGAACCAAGCTAGTACAAGCCAGAAAAATAATGTTTCTTTTCCAGATCATATTAAGAGAGTCTTAGACTTATATAAGAATTTTTAAATGGCATCACCTAGATTAAAAGCTTTTTTATTAAAACTTGATGCGGAGATGCAGAAAGACTCTGATCCCTCTTATAGAGAACTTACT